AACAGATCAGCGTTCGTCCCGACGATTACGCCAACACGTTGGAGGACGCCCTGTCTGAGGTTGCCAGGAAGGAAGCGCTCTTGGCGCGGTGGGCGATCTATCCGCAGGACGTTGCGCCGCTGCTTGGTCCGATGGCAGCGCAGGCGTGGCAGATGCACGTTCAGCAGGAGGACCCGGATTCCGTGGTGCGGGAGTATTCCTACCGCGTCGAAGCCGGGTCAGCCAGGAAACCAAACATTGCAACGAAGACTGAGAACCTGAACCAGTTTATGCAGATATTTGCCCCGGTGGCGCAGGGTCTGATGCAGGCCGGTCAGCCGCAACTGTTCAATGCGATGATGGAAATGTGGGGGAAGATCAACCAGATGGACGTTGCGGACTTTGCCGTTCCGCCGCCTCCGCCCCCTGCCCCGCCGCCGCAGGCACCGCCCCAAGAAGCCCCTGCGGAAGCCCCGCCACCCCCTCCAGCCCAATAGCCCTATAGATGGACATCCCTCAGTCAGTCCTGAACGCCGGCCCAGAGGCCGTAAAAACGTACAACAAGGCCCTGCCATACGGTGAGCGGTTTGCGGAAATGTGCGCTCTCCAGCAGCCGCCGGGAACCAAGGGAACAGACCGCGCGTTCTTGGAAGGCCGGCAGAACAACCAGCAGCTAGACGAACTGCCCAAGCGCCAAGCCCAGTACATGGTCAAAGAAGCCCGCCGCGCCGGCATCAGCATCTCTGGCAAGCATTACGTGGCGGGACTGGCGGATCACAGAGGCTGGCGAGACCCGGCCGCGTGGGTGTCGTCCAACGACGACGTTCTCCGCGTGGCGCACAAGCGCCGCCTCGCAGTCTCAGGCACGGTCAACTATGACCCCGGCCCCGCCCCCAGGAAGACAGTCGTCCTCTCGGAGTCCATCATCAAAGATGAGATGAAGAAGGAACTCCGCAAGAACCCCAGGGCCAAGAAGGGCGAACTGCGGGAGAAGATCATCGAAAAGCATGCCTACAAGCTGAAAGGTAGAACGTGAACGACATTGCCCGCCATTTCTCTTCCTGCGTCATTACGGCCAACAGTTCGGCCGCTACGACCTCTGGCAACATCCCCTTTGGCCCGTTTGCCGGCGGGGTGGTGGTGATCGCCAGCACCGGATCTGCAACACAGATCAACTGGCACGGCACGCCGTCTATGTCTGTCACCCCAAGGCAGATTTACGCTGACGGTAGCGCCGTCACCTCTTCGCTGACAGTGGGGTGCATCAACATCCCCGACGCCTGCTTTGCCGTTCCGTTCGTCGTTCCCGTGTTGGTCGGTGGCACCACTTGTGCCATGACCGCACTTCTGAAGGGTTGATCCGTGGCATTCCTTGTCCCCGAGCGCGGAATCGTCCGCGTCCGCACATCCACCACCTCGGCCGACACGCCATCCACCAATGAGCTGGAAGAGGGCGAGCTGGCGCTGGGCCGTACAGCGAGCCGGTGACGGTCGAAGTGATCTAGCAGGAATCCTGACCATGCCAATGTCACCACGTTTGCTGCGGCCCCGAGCGAAGGTCGGATTCGATCCGCGCAGCATCGCTGGGCTTCAGTTGTGGCTGGACGCTAGCGACTCCAACACAATAACGACAGTGAGCGGTTCAGTCAGTGAGTGGATAAGCAAGGTGTCTGGCTCGTCACTGAAGGCATCTCAAACAAACAGCACATTTCGTCCAGCGTACACAGCCGCCGGGAGAAATGGGAAGAATGTTGTGACCTTTGACAGCACAAATGACATCCTAGTGACTGACGCAATAAGTTTGTCGCAACCATTCACAATCTTGTTTGCTGGTTCATACGAAAACAATCCTGCTTCCGGCGTATCGCCATCCCGCACGGCTTGGATCATTGACGGGCCAAGCGGAACGGGCGGCAACACGGCGTCCAATCGGATTCTCCTCGGCTGGAACTCTGGAGGCGCAGCGTCATACAACGGCGAACTTTTTATGACCGGCCCAGCAGTCGGTCAAAACAACGTCGCGGCCAATACGGCATGGTCTGTGGTGACTGGCGTCTACAACGGCGCTTCCGCCAGATTGCGGGCGAATGGTCAGCAAGTTGCCACGGGCAACTCTGGCTCAAACAGCATAAACGTCCTGACGCTTGGCTTTTGCGCTCCTACTGGGCAAAGTTTCAATGGCCCATTTGGTTCGCTGTTGATCTACAACAGGGCGCTAAATGATACGGAACTCGCCGCAGTCGAAGGCTACCTAGCGTGGACTTGGGGGTCTCAGTCGGCCCTCCCCTACACCCACCCATACGCGGCGAGTTTTCCCGGCTTCGGCTCGCAGACCTTGCCGACCGACGCCGACGCGCTGGCTTACCTCAGCGCGGTCGCAACCGCAGATGGCGGCACTGGCGTCGAAGTGGGGGTGGCGAACGCCATCAACAACTTCGTCACCGGCTGCAAGGCAGACGGCATCTGGTCGTCTATCAAAGCCTCTTGCATCCTGATGGGCGCGCGCACGTTGCCTGGTGCGTTGACGCCGCTGGTCGGCAGTGGGCCGACGAATGTGAACAACAATTTCGTTAGCGGCGACTACAGCCGAAAAACTGGGTTGGTTGGTAACGCCACAAACAAGTCGCTGAATACGAACCGCAGTGACGCAGCAGACCTGAAAGACAGCCAGCACGTTGCTGTTTATGTGACAACCGCGCATACCAGCACGGGCAACCCCACGGCGGGCCAGTATCCCATTTACATCGGTTCTGCCCACGGGTCTGACGGCATGACTGGGATTGTGCGAAACATCTCATCTGGCGGCGTTCAGTCCAGCATCACATACTTTCGGAGTCGCAGCCAAAACGTCGCCCAACTATCCAACTCCGCAGACAGCACTGGTTTTATAGGAATCAACAGAAGCGAGTCGGCTAATTTTGTGTATCGAATTGCCGGCGCGACATCCGCCAACCAGCCAGTCGCTTCGCTGACTCCGACTAGCACCAACCAGTTTGTTCTTGGCATACCCAATAATGTCAGTTTTTCTAACGGGCGAGTCGCTTTTTATAGCATTGGCGAGTCTCTGCCGCTCGCCACGCTTGATAGCCGCGTATCGGCGCTCTACACCGCCATTGGAGCCGCAATTCCATGACACTAGGGCAACTGCTCTCCAGCCTGACCGACGAGGACGGCAATCCGCGCCCCATCACCTACGATGAGTCTCGCGTACTGGCGCTGGTATTCACGCCGCAACTGGCGGCGCGGCTGGGCGAACTGTGGCAACTTCACGGCAGCAACAAGTGCAAACCTGTACCTGTGGCGCTGACCGACGGCAGGCTGATGCTGTGCGCCGACGTTCTCACGGAAGTGCAACCCGGAGGAATGCTCCACGCCATGTGGGAGGCTGCGGACAAGACGGTGCTGAACGCCAGCGTGGAGGTGATCCAGTTTGCCGATGCGGTGGCGTTGCTGCCGCCGGAGCCGACGATCCCGTGACCCGCGCCCTCATCACCGGCATCACCGGGCAGGACGGCCAATAGATTCTTATGTACACGTACTTTGACGCCGTAGAATCCCTCATCGTCTCCTCCTACGGCGGCGCCCAGGACGCCGAGCAGCGGGACATCCGCACGGCGATCCACCGTGCGTACGATGAGTTGACGACCCTCCGTGACTGGAACTACTACCAGACCCACGGCCGGGTGATAACCGATGCGCCGTACCAGACTGGCACGGTGTCCTACAACACTTCCACCCGCGCGCTCACGCTGTCCGGTGGAACATGGCCTGCCTGGGCGGAGTACGGCCACGTTCGGGTCGGCACGCGGATCGCCTCCGTGCAGACGCGCGTGTCTGGCACCGTTCTGACGCTGAAGTCCGGCGTCACCTTCCCCGAGACGCTGACCGCCCAGCCCTATGTCATCTACCGCATCCTGTATCCGCTCCCCAGTGATTTCCGCAATCTGGACGAACCCACCAGCGAATACAACTGGTCGTCCGGCCTGTACGTGTCCCCAGACGAAGCGCTAAAGATCGAACGGGTCGCCCGGTCAACTGGTCTCCCATACCACTGGACGGTCCTGCCCGACCCTGACGGCAGCGGGTGGGTGCTGAAGCTCATCGGCTACCCGACCCGTGTGGAGACGGTGGATTTTATGTACCGCCGCAGTGCGCGGCCGATCAAATACTCCGGGCATGAGTCGGCAGCGCGTTTCTCATCCGTGACCGTTCAGGACGAAGGCGCCGACCTGGGCTGGGTTGCCCCGATCCCTGCTGCCCCTTCCGACTGCGTCGGCTCCGTGGTGCGGTTTGGATCGGCGGCTTCCGTGTTTCCTGGTTCCATTGAATCGCTGACGCCTTACGACGCGGAAGGCGTGGTGTTGACGCGCAACGGCGACCGTGGCCTGACCACACACCGAATGTCCGCATCCGTTTCTGGCACCCGCGCCGTTCTTCTCACCGACCCCATCGACGTTGCCCCACACATGGAGCGTGTGATGGACTCCGCGTGCCAGTATTACCTTGCGCGGATCAGGGGCAAGGACGAAGACAAGAAGTTCCAACTGTACCAGCGTGACCTTCGTCTCGCCCTGGAGCGTGATCAGATGGCTCCGCTCTCCGGCCGTACGCGGCACATCTACACAGACGGCGGGTGGCGCAGCCCGCTGAAGGTGGACGGCGGAATATGATCACCATCGACAAGTGGGCGGGGCTGGTGACCAATGCGTCTCCGTACTCGCTCCCTCCTGGGGCTGCGGTCACCCAGGTCAATCTTCAGATCATCTCTCCCGGGCAGATAACTGTCAGGCCCGGTCTGGCGGCCGTAACGCTCGGCACCGTTGGCGGGACCGTCCGATCCGCCATGCGTGTCCCCGGCACACAGGACCGCGTCATCTTCCAAACGGCCGATGGCGTGGTGCGTGTGTCTAATGGTGTGACCTGATGACACTCTCCGCGCGGACGACAGGTGGAGTGGCGAAGGTCTTGGTCACCAGCGGTGGCACCGGATACACCCAGGCCCCCACCGCTACGGCAGGCAATGCCGTTCTCATTGTCAGCATGGCCGGAACGGCGGTGGATTCTGTGGCGGTGCAGAACGCCGGCACCGGGCTTACGGCCTCCGTGGGCGTGACGTTTGCTGGCGGCGGTGGGACTGGCGCTGCCGCAACGGCATATCCGTATACGGGTTCGATTGCCCCGATGTCGTTCTTCAAAGGGCGGCAGAGCGTCGTCTACGGAGTGGACGGCATGGGGAGAGGAATCCGGTGGGACGCCTCTTCGACAACCGCCCATCCGATTGGGGTGGCCAAGCACGCTGGCACCATATCGCTCACGGCCAGCGCCACGGGTGGCGCCACGGAAATCAAAACCATCCACATTCTGACCGCGGGCAATGGGTACGCCCGCGAGCCAACGGTTGTTATTTCTGGCGGCACGCCAACCGCCGGCCGCACTGCGGTAGCGCGGGCCGAAGTCGTTAATGGGCGAGTGTCGGCCATAAAGCTCATCGACCGCGGCTCCGGGTATCAGGCGACACCAACGGTATCCCTCTCTGGCGGCATGGGCGAGACCGCAGCGTTCACGGTGAGCGTTACCGGACGCGCCGGCACTATCCAAATCCTGAATCCAGGCACCGGATACACCGCCAACGCCACTACGGCCCCATACGCTGTGTTCGGCACAAACAAGGGGCTCACAGACGCATACGCGTACTTTAATGTTGGAGTAGATGGCAAACTCAGCGGCGTAGTCATCACTGCCGCCGGAACGGGAGCCACAACGACCGGAACCACATTGGCCGTGACGGGCGGCGGCGGCAGCGGGGCGGTGGTGACATTGGGCATGCTGTTTGAGGTGGCGTCCGTGAACGTCGCCACCAGTGGGACTGGATATTTCTCGCCTCCCATCATCAACATTCGGGCTCACACTTCGGACCCGTTTGGGACCGGCGCTGTCGTTTCCTCCACGGTCAACTCCACGGGCAACGTCTCTGGCGTGACCGTGATCAACGGCGGTCAGTACAGGCTCCCTCCCACCGCGGCCATTGAGGACACGCGGGCGATTGTGGAGGCGGAGCTGACCCAGCCCCTGCGCGGCAAATATTTGTGCGCCATTCGTTACGTGGACAACACTCCGGCATCCAATGGCGGGCCGCTTGCCTCCTCCATCTCGGAACTGGCGGAGCTTGAGATCCCTGGTGGCTCGGGGTCTCTTCGGTGGAACTTCTCGCACCCCAACCTAGACGCCAGAGCGCACGCCGTTGAGTTGTGGCGAACGACCGCCGACCAGTCGGTGGTGCTGTTCCGCGTGACTACCCTGTACAAGGCAGGCGGAAATTACCCAACAGACTACGCCGACAACCTATCGGACTCGCAGCTCATTGACTCCAGCCGAGATGGCTACGGCCTGATGCCGATCACGCTGCCGTCCGGTCAGATCAATGCGCGTCGATTTGAAATACCTCCCGGCGAGATGAGCGTCGGCTGCATGTTCCAGGACCGCGCGTGGTACGCCGTGGACTCCACGGGGCAGAAGCCCAATTCGCTGTACTACTCAGAGGTTGATGAGCCAGAGTCGGTGCCGCTCGCCAACGAACTTGTCATCCAAGAAAACACTGGCGACCCCGACAAGCTGGTGGCCCTCATCCCGTTGGGGGGATATTTGATCCTGGCGCAGAACTTCCACCTGTACAAGCTCACCTACGTGGCCCAGCCGGTGATCGATGCGTCGATCATTCTGGTGGCGTACAGGGGCATTCTGAACAGCCGCTGCTGGGATGTAATGGACGGCGTGGCCTTCATTGCAGACGGGACCGGCATGTATGCGTTCGACGGGCAGGGCGAGGAATCTATCTCTGTCGCCGTGGACAACCTCTGGCGTGACGGGACCATCAACTTTGCCCAATCCGCCAAGTGCCATGTGCGCGCCGAATACAGCACCAAAACCGTGCGCTTCTATTACTGCGGGCCAAATGACACGGAGCCCACCAAGGCCCTGTGCTATTGCGTGGCGACGAAGGCGTGGTGGCAGGAGTCCTATGCAAACGCAGTTACTGCCACATGCCCCGTGGTTGTGTCGGGGCGGCGGCTAGAACTCTCGGCGCTCAACAACGCATCCTTCGCCCGGTTCTCGGGCACGCAAGACGGCACCACTGGAGTGGAGTATCGCCTGCGCACTGGCAACTACGAAATGTCCACGGAGCGCGGCAGCCGGTCTGTGACTTTTGGATACAACCCCACCGCGTCCGATTCCACGTTGCGGCTGCGGGTCTACTACAACAATGCGGCTGCCCCTCGCAAGAACGCCGCCGCTACAAACCGAGGAACAGGGTTCGTCACAGACACCGGGTCCACGGAGTCCACGCTGAACATGGCGGCGACTCGGTCTCCGCTAGGAGACGCCACCGGCACGGCCACGGCCAGCCTTGCGGGCAGGGTTGATGAGGGATCTGCTGGCGGAGACCGCGAGGTGGCAATTGAGGTTGCTGGCACGCAAACGACCGATCCGGTGACCCTGTACTCCGTGAGAGTGGAGGGCGCCGGGTAGTGCTTACGCAGACGATACCGTCCCTTGTCAACGCACTACAAGGAGTTCTGCCAGAACAGGCCACGCGGGCGCTTGTTCAGGCTCTCGGCAATTGCAATCAACCGCTGACCCACCGCGGCATGGTGAACTTCTCTCCGCCGCCGCCGCGTCAGTCAGGCCCGGGATACTTTGGCGGCGGCCAGTGGAACCCAACCGAGTACTACAACATCCTGCCCTACCTGGAAGGCTTGGGCGCCGGACAGGTCGTCCTTCCTGGTTGGGGCGGCCCTGGCGGATTCACTACCAACAACTACGGCGGGGATTCTTTTAGTTTCCCGTTCAACCCGCAGCAGACCGTCAACACGTATCAGGGTGGCCCTAACGTCTTCAACGGGGGCGACTTCATCACCCAGAATTCGTATTCCAACACGGTGAATACGAATAACGTCAACACCACCAACATCAATGTGACAAATATCAACGGCCGCCCCGTAGCCGGCCCCGCCGGGCCGCAGGGCCGCGCCGGTGCGGCCGGGGAAGCGTCGGGATTCCCAGTTCCTGTGCCAATACCGTTCCCAGTGCCACAGCCGCCGTTCGGCGGAGGTGGCGGCGGCGGGGGCGGTTACCAACTTAACTCCGGCACAAAGAACGTGACGGGCACCGGGTCTACCACAATTCCGGTGACCACTTATGCGTGCGTAGATGGGGAGTTTGTGCCCAGTACGACAAACGAAACGATTTCAATCAGCGTCACCGTTGCGGTGCCAACCTACACGCTGGCCGCAAAAGACACTTATCCATGACCGGATACGCCGCCTGACGGGCAATAACTGGTAGGGAGACTTTCATGGCACAGCAGTATGCGAATCCAGCCGGTGGCCGCACCACGGCATTCCGCGGCGGCAGTATCACACATGGGCCATTCGGCGGTGGAGGTGGTGGAGGCGACAATCCATACACGGTCCAGGCGGCCTTAGCCCAGCAGCCCGGCGTGTTTGCCAATGCCTTTGGCAACAACTTTGGGGCGATGGCGGGCGGCCTGACCGGGGTGGGCAAGAGCTACGCAGACGCTTTTGGCGCCTACAACCTGGGCCTGGGCAACATCGCCACGGCCAAGGCTAATGAGGCCGGCGCGCGGTACGGCGCCAACGCCATGGCCGAGGCTGCCCGTCAGGCGGCACTGTCAAATGTCGGCACGGCTCAATTGGGCGCCTACGGCAGCGCGGCCAATAGCGCACTCGCCGCCTGGGCAGCAAACCAGCAAGCCTACAACCAGTCCCTGGCGTCGATGCAGAACGCAAACCAGCAGGGAATGGCCAATGTCGGCGTATCCCAGAACGCCGCCCTCGGCGGCCTTGGTGGTGCGTACGGTTCATTGGGCAGGGCCTCTGCTCTCTCCAATCTGAACATGAGCATGTCGGGCGGCGGAGTCGGCGGCGGTGATGGCGGAGGGTTTGCTGCCTCTGGGCCTGAAGGCGGCATCGCTTCGGGCAGTTACGGCGGAGGCGGCGGAAGCGGTGGGCTCAACATGTCCCTCACCGCAAACAGGTCTTCGGCCAACTCCGGCATGCCGGAGGCATACGCCGGGCTGGACGCCCTGCGAATGGGGATCACTTCTGGCAGCGCCCTGGACCGTCTGGCGGCCGGCGATGCGAGCAGCCGCGCGCAGTTGGATGCGCAGCATTACTCCTCACGCGGCATGCCGTCCCAGATGATGAACGATGTGCTGGCCGGTCTAACGCAGCTTGGCACTCCGGCGTACGCCGGGCTGGACCGTGGAATGAATCAGTTCTACGACAACAATCAGGCCGACTTCTCCATGTTCGACCGGCTGGCCGGGCAGATGAAGGACGGCTTCGGCACGGTCGGAGGCCAACTGCGGGGCGTGCAGGGCGACCTGCGGACAGGGTACGGCACCGCCAACAACCTGATCGGCGGCATGTGGGACAAGTCGCTTGGCAACTTGCCGATGTTCCAAGATCCGGCCGAGGTTGCTCGGCGCGCTACCTTAGCTCGCCAACAGCAAGACGCGGCCCGGCGTCAGTCGCTGGCTGATTCCCGCGCGCGGCGCGCGGAGCGTCGGCGCACGGGCACGCCGTGGTGGAAAGCGTGATGCTGAACTACAACACCACGCTCCCCAGCCAGCCGCCCGTCAGCCGCGCCATGCAGGCCGACATGGCCAAGACCCTGTCGCAGGGCTCCCCCTATGCGGCATACGGCCGCAACCACGGCGACGTTCTGCGTGCGCTTGCAGATTCCGAGACCGCCAACTTGGAGAGTCAGGCCAGCCGCGCAAACACGGAATACGCCATGGCCCAACAGCAGGCGCAGCGCAATCTGGCGCTCCAAGGCTTGCAGCAGATGAACGCCGCCCAGCAGAACCAGAGCGACCTTGCCAATAGCCGCCTCAGCGCCATGGTCGGCTTCGCAAGTCCCGTACTCCGCAGCCTTTTTCAATGAACTCAGTCAATCTGAATCGGGCCGTTCCGGTCCAGCGCAACGACAACTTCCGCAGCCCCGCATTCAGCAACCAGATCGCCATGGCGCTGGCGGCCGGTGACCCGCGGTTCAACGCCAAGCAATACGACCGCCCGGGGATGTCCCGCGGCGGCGCGCAGATGAATCAGGCGGGCATCGATTCCGCGCAAAAGATGGCGCAGGGAATTGCCCAAGCCTACTCCAACGCCATCGAAAGCCAGCAGTACAACGCCAACCAATCGCTCCAGGCCAATCAGGCCCAAGAGCAATACGCACAAGCGCTTGGTGGGTTGAATCAGCAGAACGCCTACGCCCAGCAGATGGCAGCGCTTCAGCGGCAGCAGACCGGCCTGAATTTTATGGGCGGCATTCTTGGGGAGTTACTCAGCTAATGCGAATCGACTTTGACCTGGACGATCTGACCAACAGCGCGCTGAAGCGACTGGTCAAACAACTCCTCACGGCGAGCGATGATGAGGAGAAGGAGATTATGGAAAAGCTCTCCAAGCGGTCCAAGCAGCCAGAGAAGAACGAACTGGCAGACTTGGATGAGGAGATGCACGGCAAGCCCAACACGCCAGAGGTCGAAGACGACGAAGCCTTTGACGATGCGGCGCCGAAGAAGAAGGGCCGCAAGTAATGGGTCGCATCGACAGCGCCGGCCGTATCATTGCCTCGCTTGCTGGTGATGTCGCCAACCTGGAGCGGCTTCAGGGCGCCACCGGAATCACCACCCCGAACCTGATGCGCGCCCTTCAGGAAGGCGGGCTAGACGCCGCTACGGCCACGCCAGAGGAGGTGTACCGCATTCACACCGCCCTGCGATTGGGTGAGCCGCTGGACCTCCCCGGCCCGGCCAGGGAGTTCGTACCGCCCGTGCGCCCGTCTGAGGCTGGGCCTGCGCCGAAGACGATGGAAGAGCGCATTGCCTCCGACCCGGAGATTATGCGAAGCATCGAAGGGTACGACCCAGAGCTTGCCGGACGGGTGCGTGGCGCCGACTCTGATGTCATCCTGGACGCCTATCGTCAGGCCGCGGCTGCGGATGGCGTTCGTCCGACGCGGCAGATGGAGTTGCCGCTTGGTGATGGGATGACTGGCGACCGGGCTGGGGCGCACAGCGCGTTGCGCAAGGATTGGCCCGCCCCGTTTGACGCAGACGAAGAGGAGTTTTTGTCTGCAATCAATGAGCTTTCGCCCGCGCAACAGCGGTACATGCGGGCGCTGCAAGCCGACGACTGGATGGGGTTTGATTATCCATCCCAAGCGGCCAGCGCTGGTCTCGCGTATGGCGATGCTCCATCCCGTTGGGAGATGTCCCCAGAACTCTTGGCCGCTCGGCAGGCGCTCATCGACAGCTACCCGCGTGGCCCTGGCGTTCCCGGCAGGCTCTCTGGCCCAGGCCGCGTTGTCCCAAGCCCCACCGGACTGATCCCCGCGCCGCCGCGTGGCATTCCCGGTGAGACGCGAGCCATGTCCGTTCCTGGCTCACGCGTGCTTTCCGTTCCGCCAGACCAGCGGGCCGCAGAGAGCATTGCGGCGCAGTTCGACCGCACCACCTCTCCCCTGCGTCTGGAGCATCGCAACATTGATGTTGACGACGCGCTGCTCCAGCAGGCGCCGTTTATGCGGGGCGAAGTGCCGCAGGCCCCGGTGCGTTCTGGCAACGGCCGCAAACTTGCAGCCGCCGCCGCTGCCGCCACAGGCGCCGGAATCATCGCAACCATGCCTGGGGATCGCACTGCACAGGCTCCGGCTACCGCGGACGATCCCGCCTTCACCTCCGGCGGCGAAGCGGACCTTGTCGAAGAGACCCGCCCCGCACCGAAGGTGGCCGCCACGGCAGAGACTCCCCAGCCCACGGTGAAGCAAGGTCCGCAGGACTACAGCCTCCAGGCACGCGCGCTCATCAACCGGCTGAACGACATGCGCCGCGCCGCCGGAGGCGAAGTGCCGGAGGCCCAGTCGATTATGGCCGAGGTCAACCGTCTGATCGCCATGGGCAATGAGCAGCGCCGCCAGCCGGCGTTCGTTCCGGGCGACGACGCCAGCGCCAAGTTCAAACAGGCGCAAGAGCTGATCAACCAAGTTAATGCCATGTATCGCCAGGGCATGACGCCGAACAGTCCGCAAGTGCAGGCAGTGATGCGGCAAGTGCGGCAGCTTCAGTCCGAGGGCGATGCGATGCGAAATAGGAGAGCCGGCTGATGACGACTGATTTCTCGCAAGTCTCCGACGAGCAGATGGAACACATCTTTGGTCTCTTGGAGAACAGCCCGGACTTCATTCCAAATGTTGCCGAGAGGCAGGCGTTTGTCGCTGAGTACTTTCGTCGCCGCAAGCCCAAGCCGGCACCCACCAATGTGGACGCCAACCTGGAGGCCGCTGCCACTCCGGTTACTCCAGACCCGAGCCTGAAGCCGAAGGCGGCGCCCGCCCCGGACCCTCAGTCGGCGCATGCGGCCCGGATGGTGGCCGCGGGCTACACGCCGGACGAGGCTCGCATCGGCGCCGAATATGAGTCTCGCCAAGTCGGAGCCTTTAACCCCGCGTTCAGCAACGACGAAACCTTGCGGGCCGGTGCCGCATACATGCGTGACCAAGACCGCAGAGAGGGCGCGTTTGAGAGGGAGTTGGATCTGGCGTACGGGACCACGCCAGACCCGTCCGGGCCGCCGGACCTGACGCAATTCAACCCGCCCGCCCCGCCGATCAGGCCCGGAATGTCTCGGGGCGTCGTTGGTCCCCGCACCGACGATGGACGAGACCCGATGCCGGCGCCGAACTTCCAAACGCAAGATGAGGCCGATGCCTATTACACGCGCCCGGTAGACCCCAAGACGGGCGTAATGACGCCGTCGCCAGCAGACCAAGCAATGATGGCGCGCGGTTTCGTTCCGGTGTACACGCCGGACGGCGGCATCTCCTACAGCTTGGCCGCCGACTACGACGGTCCAGGGGGTATCGCTGACCAGATGTCGCCCGCCGCGAGGCGCCAAGCGAGTGCGTATGAGGGTCCGAATGGCGTGCGAATCGGCGCAGACAATCGCCCGATCTACGACCCCCTGAAGGGAACGCCGCAAAGAACTGCTTGGGAGAACGTGCAGGTCAACACTCCGTTTGGCCCCCGGGCTGTCCTGCGCCTGACCGACGAAGCGCGGCAGGCCCAAGCGGATCGCCGCAACCGCGCCGCGGCCGACCGCGTTGCCGCTCGCACTGGTATCAACGCCAAAGAGTTGTTGGACCCAACGGCGCGTGGCCTTGCCTCCAGCCGGGATTACGAAAATGACCGGCAAGCGCGCCGGTCGTTCTTGGCAAACAGGAACATGCTGGCCGGCGGATCGCACAACATCAACAGCGGAAACGCGGCGATGTTCAACCAGCTTGCCATGATGTCGCCCGAGGAGCAGATTCGCCAGTTGCAGTATGCACTGCCCGGCGGAGAGCTTCGGGCGCAGGTGGATGCTCGTCAGTTGGATACTGCGGCGCGTCTTGCACAGCAGGCCGTCACGGGGGCGCTGGCCGGCACTGCGGCTGGGCCACTTTCGGACGCGCAGGCCGAGAGCCTTCAGATCGCCAATGCCGCCAAGCGCGCAGAGCAGCGCAGGGCCGTGGAAGACGATCTTGCGGAGCGGTACGCCAAGGAAGGGTGGTTTGGCTACGACGAATTTACTCTGGCTGAACAACAGCAAATGATTGACACCTTGGTTAATGTGCATAAGTACACGCTGGCCGAAGCGCAGGATGCCGTTGACCGGATAGCTACTGAGCGGCGCGCCACCGAAAGACGCCCGCGTCCCGGTTCGGCTGCGCCCGTAGGCGGCGGCGGCTAAAACATGGCCCGCTCCCCCCTCTTCAACATTTATGACCCATACGACCTCCTGACCCAGCAAGCCCACCTGGGCATGCTGCCGGAGGACGATGAGGAGATGGATGTAACCGGCGTTCTGCCGGTGCGCCGCAAGCCGCGCATCTCGGATTTGATGCCGGAAGAGGAGCAGAGTTCCATGCTTGGCCGGCTGGCTGAGATGGGCTCATCCGGGCTCTCGGCCATCGGCTACTTGCTGGACACGCCAGGGGCGCTTGTGCGTGGCGTTCTGGCGGGCAAGCCGCTGTCCGTTCTGGGTTCTTCCGATGACCGCGTAACCGGCAGAGAGCTTCTCCGCCAGTACGGGATGATTGGCGATGAGGATACGTGGGGCAATTTCGGCGGCAGTCTGGCGGCCGAGATTGCGTTAGATCCTTTGACTTGGGTCAACCCGCTGGCGATCCTGGGACGCGGCGCCCTGACGCAATCAGGCAAGGCACTGAAGGGCGCTGGACTTCTGCGCTACGCGCCAGAACAGGCATGGCAGGGGTACGCCGCGGACGCTGCCGCGCAAGCCCGCGGTGCCGTCACCCGTGACGCAGAACAGGGCGCGCGGTCGTACCTCCGCAACCTCACTCCCCAGCAAGCATTGGCCGAGATTGCAGATCCCGCAGAGCGCGCTGCTGCCACCGCGCGCTGGCAGCAGCAGGCGGCTCGCTACGGAGTTGATCCCAACGATCTTGCCCAGTCTGCGGCCAGCCTGATGGATGTCCGCGTGCCGGGAACCAACATCGGTTTCAACACGGACGTTTTCGGAGAAGGCTTTGGTGACGCAGTGGCCGGCGGGTTGGATTGGCTGGGCGAACAATCCAAGCGCAACCCCTACACCGGACCAATCGTCAACACGCTGAACGCCGGCTTCCGCGCGCCGGCCGGCGGCACGCTAGACCCAGATGTGCAGTGGGACGCTCGCCTTGGGAAGATGGACTTCGACCGTGCCGAAGAGGCGCGGATGCTTTTACGATCCCGCACGCTGCGCGAGGCCATGGGGGCAGACGCCGGCGCAGTGGCCGATGCCGTGCGAGCCTCTGGCGGCACCGCCCCGACTATCCCGCCAGAAATGCAGCGATTCCAAGGGTCCGACGTTCAGCGCGCATTGGTGGACTATGCAGAATCGTCCGGCGTCCCGACCGCCCCTGGCGTTTTCGGCCCGATGCCGAAGAGCAGCGGCGACGATGTTGCCGACTGGGTGCTGGAAAACGTGCCGGAGTTTCGTTCTGTAAGAGACCTGTACACCGACTCGGTTCAGCAGGCGCGGGCCAATGCGGTTGCATCCGGCCTGCCGGACAGGGACTGGGTTGGCGAATCTGGCACTGAGTTTTTCCCTCGCCAAATTAAGTGGTGGGAGCGCATCCTAGACCCCGTTCGGCCGAACGCCACTGCGCGGCGTGAACGGCCGTGGGGGCGCAGTCAGGTCCTGCTGGATACTGCCGACAACTTCGGCCGCAACCGGAAGGCATATACCGACATCCCGGGCGGGCAGCGCACGTTCCGCATGCTGACCGGCAACGCTGGCCCGATTGACCCCGCTACCGGACTGCCGGTGCTGGACTCTGCGGCGCTCCAGCAGTCGCTCATTGGCGCTGACCAAGTTGACGCACGCAACCTCTTAGACCAAGCCTTCGACACGCTCAACGTATCCCGCCCGTTCAATAATCAGGTCAGCGATGTGATGGCCTCGCCGGCCTACAACGCGCCGGGCATCACGGCGGCGCAGCGGCAGGCGCTGTTGGACCCTGCGATTGCGGAGCGAAACGCCCGCATGGACGATCTGGTCAACCTCCTCCGAGGCTCGGACCAGCAGTTTGCCCAGAACAACACCGGCATCTTTGATACGCCGGGCTGGTCGAACCTGATGCGTTATGAGCGCGGGCAGAGCCGTGTGCTGGCCAACGCGGGGAGGATTACGCCGCGGCTAGCGGAAGCAGTGCAGACCACTGGTCCGCGCGGCCTAGCGGACGGCATGGTTTCGCTGGGCGATGCCGCACGCACGCTCGGCTTCGACCCAGAGAACTTCGGCCAAATGTGGCTCGGCCGGTACGGGCAGGACATAGCCAATCAGTCCGTGCCGCAGCAGCTTGTCGATTCGCTTCGGACTGTCGTTCGGTCCACGCAGCCCGGCGATGTGGATAACCAACTTCTGAATGCCTACGACCAGTATCTGAACTTTTGGAAGGTTGGGGCACTCGCAAGCCCGGCATTCCACACACGCAACACCTACTCTGGCCAGCTAAACGCCGCCACCATGGGCGCGTTCAATCCACTGGATTGGTGGGCTGCGTTGCGTGCGTCCATGGGCAACACCAACGCTCTGGCGCGGCGGCTTCGCAGGGCGCCCGGCTTTGAAAACCTCACCGATGCCGAGCGGGTCGCCCGCTTCCAAGACCTCACCGGCGCCAACCGCATCGGCGGCGGGACGATCTTTGACGACATCAGTGGCCTGCCGGAGCAGGAAATCCGTGCGCCGTGGCTTGGGGCCGGGAATGAGGGCGGGCCACTCAGCGGATTCTATCGCCCCGGCCGATCTTGGGCTGATGCGCTGAACGACTTCTTCACCGTCCGCGGCGTCGGCATTACGCGGAACCCTGCGGCGCGCAATCGCAACCCGTTCTTGGTTATGAACGATGCCATCGGATCTGCCTCCGAAGATGCGTTGCGGGGCGGGACGTTCCTGAATCAGATCCGAAAGGGTGTTGACTCAGGCGAAGCTGCCGACTTGGTGCGGCTCAGTCAGGTGGACTACTCACCGCAGGCATTCACATCCTTTGAGCGTGGCCTGAAACGGTTGCTGCCGTTCTACAGCTTTCAAAAAGGCATCCTTCCCAGCATTGCAGACAACCTTCTGTACCGTCCTGGCGGCCTAATGGGGCAGTCCATCCGCGGCGTCAACCGAAGCACCCAACCAACGGAAGACAACTTCGTCCCGGAGTATCTGCGTCAGTCTGCCGCCATCCCGCTCCCAGAAGAGTTTGGATCGGGCAACCCCGAACTCCAACGGTATCTGACGAACATCGACTTGCCGTGGGAAAGCACCTTCCAACTATTCACCCCAGGCGTGGGCGCCACGCTGCCGTCCCGCATTTCGGACACAATTCAGAAGACGGCATCCAATGTATTGGGCATGGCAACTCCGGCCCTGAAGTGGCCCGTGGAGTTCGCCACAAATCGCCAGTTGTACACGGGCCGTGACCTTACGGACCTGTACTCCGTGTTGGAGCGTGACATGGGTTCCATCGGCCGCCCGCTGGAGCAGGCGATTGTGAACCTCGCTCCGTTTGGCGCGCGCGGACTGGGCATCTATCGCCAGCTCACAGATGATCGGCTAGATCCCGCAGACCGCTATTCCAAGGCGGCGTTCAATCTCCTGGCTGGCGTGAAGGCCACCGACGTTGACCAGGATCGGGCCAAGCGGCAGGCGGCCCGTGACATGCTGAACAGCATCTTGGAAACAACGCCCGGCGTTCGCACCTACGAAAACATCACGGTCCCACAAGATGTGTTGGAGACCATGCCGCGCAATCAGCGTGATTTGTACCTCCTGTACAAGATCATCCAAAGCGAAGCCGCCAAGCGGGCGCGGGACAAGAAGAAGCAGCAGACCGCGCTAGACCCGCTGGAACTCTTGGGCGCTATCCGCTAGCCATCTTCAGCGGCGGCACGCTCGGACCGTCGCCCCGCTCCTCTGCTAACAGGAGCCTGTCCACATAGTGGGCCTTCATCGTTGGGGTCTTGTGCCCGAGGTGTGCCGAGGCGCAGTGGCCAATCACCTCGCTGTAGGTGGCCCCGCTACGCCTCAGAAACTTCGTTGACCCAGGCAAATCCGCAATCCTGACCAGCCTCCTCATCTGTGCCAGGAGCTTGTCCCGGCAGATTAGGTCACCGAAGATGCGCGGCCCTCGCTTGGGCAATGTCGTCAGCGCTCGCATGGCGTTGTCGTCCACGTAGACCACATGTGGCTGGCCAGTCTTGTGCTGGCGTACCAGGATGCGTTGGCCGCGGAGCTGGTCCCATTTGATCTCCAAAAGATCGCACAGGCGCAGCCCGGTGGAGTAGGCAGTCAGCACCCAAGCGCGCATCAGCACGGCGTGCGGGCACTTCATCCCGCCGGTCAACTTCTCGCACGCCCTGAGAAGGTGGAGAATTTCCGCGTGGCTCCACGCGCGAGGCGCTGGAGGGGGTCGCTTGACACGGCGAGGGGGTCTTACTATACTTGCGGCCACCAATCGCTCGGCGGCTGCAAAACGCAGCAAAGTCCAGAGCATGCGGCGGTGGTTGGCGACTGTGGAGGGAGCAAGATGCTTCAGCGCCTCGGTGAGGTACTGGTCGATGAGGTCGGGCGTAAGGTCCGACACATCCCAGGGCAACCGCTTGGTCAAAACGGTGAGCTGCTCCAGGTAGCCGGCGCTGCCGCCGACGCGGTTGCAGTATGTGGTGGCCAGTTCGGTGAGCGTCATGGTGGGGCTCCGTCGGAAGGGAGTTTCTCCACCGAAAGAGAGGGTGCAAGTGCCCGGCAAAATCGCTACATTTTGCCATCCGGGCAGCTAGCTCAGTTGACTAGGCGACCGGCTTTTCTGACCGCCCTCTCGGTGGTCGCTGCAATCCTACGGATTGCCCAGCCGGTACTTCTTGCCGTCTGCCTCTTTCTCTTTCAGGCGGAACTCGTCCTCGGCCTTCTCGCCGTTGGACAGTTCCGCGTCCTCGCACAGGAAGTGTTCCGCCCACGGACGGGCTGATGGATCGCTTCGCCCCAAGGACGGGGCTTTTTTCACGGGAGGTATACGGATGACCACTGTTGCTACTCTGCCTGAGAAGGTCTCGGGCATGTCGATGCGGGACTACCTGTCCCGGCCGGAGCTGAGCCGGTCTTTTATTTGCTCCTGCGGTGACGGGGGCGGCGAAGTGCAGGAGTATTTGGACGAAGGTCTGTCCATCTTCCCCGGCAGTTCCGCCACCACGCTGGGGTCACAGTTTGACGCCCTAGTGATGGGCGTGATCGCCGGCAAGGGGCTGGGCGAACAGGTGGCCATTCCGCCGCCGGAGGTGCTGGGCAAGAACGGCGCCAGATCCACCAAGGACTACAAGGAATGGCTCGCCAAGCAGACCGACAAGATCCCTTGCTCTGAGGAGGAGTACTGGAAGTTCCAGCGCATGCTGGACTCGCTTCGCAAGCACACCTACGGGTGGTCGCTTATCGAAGACACGGTCGCCACGCAGAACTCCTACTTCGCCACAGTCTCTGGCCACGCGGTGAAGGTCCGGCCTGACGGCGAAACGGAGACGTTGTGGTGGGATTTGAAAACCACCAGCGCCCCCAAGTCTCAGATCGCCAAGAGCGTGAAGAGCTTCCATTACGGGGAGCAAGAGTGGCTGTACTGCGCGGTCGCCCGTGAGTTCGGCATGCAGCAGTTTCGCATGCCGTTCTTGTTCGTCAGCACCGTGCCGCCGTTCTGGTGCGAGGTCTATCTGCTGCCGCAGGACTATGTCGCTGAGTGCGGCGAGCGGATGCGGAACGCCATGGATCTGATTCGTCTTCGCCGTGAGACCGGGGAGTATCTGCCCCTAGATCACGGCAGCGTGAAGGAACTGGAGATTCCAGAGTGGGTTCGCAAGACAACGGAGGTGTTCTGATGAGTGCCGCAAATTCCTATGCCGAGGCTCTTGCGAGGGCCAAGGCCAAGTTCAAAGTCGTTAAGCAGTCTGGGAAGAATCCTTTCTTCAAAAGCCAACTGCATCCGCAGGGGAGTCCTTACAGCACGCTCCAAGACATCGATGAGGCGACCTCTGCCGCACTCACATCGGAGGGATTTTCTCCGGTGCAGTGCGACATCGTCACCACTGAGCATGGACTGATGTTTGAGGGGACGCTGGCCCACAAGGACGGCAGTGCAAAGACGGCGACGGTGCCGCTCCTGTTCGCCAAGCAGGACATGCAGTCGCTGAAGGGTGCGATCACCTACGCCACGCGCATTGTCACCGTGATGCTCACGGGATGCGTCAGCGGTGAGGCCGATGACGATGGCAACTCTGCCGTGGATCAGAAGCAGGAGAAGGTGCAGGATCGCTCCCGCCAGATTGCAGCCGGGATGACTGCCGAGGCTGAACTGCGGAAGGCGATTGACTCTGGTGATGAGGCGGCTGCAACCAAGGCGTTGGCCAAGGTGCAACTGCGAGCCAAGCGGAAGGAGATCGATGCGGGGCTTGCGCAGCGTGCGCAGGACGCATTCGACAGGGCGTTTGACAAGGAGGCGATCAATGTCTGACCTGAACAGCATCAACTTCACAGGGAACCTTGGCGGCGATGCCGAGACCAAGGACATAAACGGCGAGTTGAAGGCACGCTACCGCGTCGGCATCAGCGGGCGCGGCAAAGACGAAACCACATGGGTCACATGTGAGCATTGGGGGCCGCACCAAAACCTTCTTCCATTGCTGACCAAGGGCAAGAAGGTCGCTGTCTCCGGCAAGCTGGAGGAGCATGGGTGGGTCGGCGCAGACGGCAAGCCGCGCACAGCGATGGTTGTGCGCGTCTACAGCCTGAACCTGATCGGCCCGAAGGAGCAGCCAGCCGAGCGGCCACCGAGCGTGGTGCAAGGCGCCGGCCGGCGGCCGAAGTGGGAGGACAACGACCAGACCCCTTTCTGATCAACCCCGGGGGTGGCGCGCCTGAGTTTGCCCCCGGCTCGGGCGCGCCCCCGGGGGACCTTTTCACGGAGGAAGACGACATGGGAATCGAAGTGTGGATGCCCCTGTACACGGGCGACATTCTGGCGAGTTGCGCCGACATGTCTCCTGCCCAGTTTGGAGCGTACATGCGGCTGCTTTGCTACGCATGGCACTCAGGCGGCCTACCGAACGATATGGAGGCATGTTGCCGGATAGCCGGTGGCTGTACTCCTGCGGACTGGTCGGTCGTTAGGAAGCGTTTAATCGTCTTGGATGAGGGCACCAGCCAAGAGCGGCTGTCTCAGGCCCGCCTGGAGGCCGAGAGGGCCACCCAGGCGACCAAGCACAAGAACAAGGTGGAGGCCATGGCCAAGGCTCGGGCCGCCCGCCTAGTTCACAACATTGATAACAAGGATGAAAACAGCCCTGTTATCAGGGGAGAATCAGAATCAGAATCAGAATCAGAATCAGATATTCTTAATACTTCTCCTTCGGAGAAGTTAGGACCGACTCGGCAAAAGCCTCGTCGCTCCTACCGGGTGACTTGGGATTCTGGGCAAGGATTCCGAGGAGTCACCGACGCCGACATCGCTCGGTGGAAGGCCGCCTACCCCGGTGTTGACCTGACCCTGGAGACCGCCCGAGCCCATGCGTGGTTGGTGGACAACCCCACCAAGGCGGGCAAGCGGAACTGGGGCGCTTTCCTCAACCGCTGGTTCTCCAGAGTTCAGGACAAGGGCGGAACCGTAGGCGGCTCAAAGCCCGTCCTGAAGACCTTCCGGCCCGACGCCAACCGTGAACTCACGGCGGAAGAGTACGCGGACTGGAAGCGCCGCCGAGACACGCAGGAATACCTGTCGGCCAAGGCGCGCAAGCGCAGCGGCCTCACCTCGCTAGGAGATGCAATCGATGGACGAACGGACTGATCTGCTGCTGCCAGAGACCACACAAGTCATCACGGAGGTTTTCGATGTCCCGCACGCTTTTCCCCAACGCTTCGCCCGCACTCCACAGAAGCCTGGGCGCCTTCGCCGCGCTCTCCGATGGCTTCTCGCCGCGCTTAATCCACGCATGTGGTTTCGCAGACGATCTGCGAAGGCGAGTGCTGATCAACGGCGAGAGCAGTCGGAAGGTCGCTGACGACTTGTCCTTGGAGTGGGGTCAGGTCAACGGCGTGTGCAAGATCCTTCGTTACCGATTCGGTGTGAGTCCTGAGCGGCTTGCGGCCTGCGTGATGTGGGACCCCGGCATGGAGGACTGTGACATCGCAGAGATTTTCGGCCGGTCGCTGAGGTGGGCGTCAATCGTCCGCGCGCAGCGAGATGAAATCCGCGCCGAGGAATACCTACCGTCTTGCTTGGAATGGCCGGACCCGGACTGCCAGCCCGAGGACCCCACTCCCAGGCAGATTGCAAAGCGCGCAGCGGAGCTGCGTGCGGTAAGCACGCGCGTAACAGACCGCGGTGGGCCGCGTTCTGGGATACGGGCGTACCGATGGAGCGATCCAAAGCATGCGGTCCTTCAGCCATTCGTTGCGTGAGGGCCACGCGGCCGAGCGCCGCTGGGTCGAATCGCTACGGACACAAGGTCTGTGCGTCGGTCACGGCAAGAAGATTGTCGTCGCCAAGGCTAATCCGAAAACCATCCACGTTGAGACGCCCGATGCGGTTTGCCTGTTCAGCGTGGAAATCAAAGAGCGGTCGCTGTCGTTCACATCGCCAAAAGATTACCCGTACGACACGGTGTTCATCGATGACATCCGCGGGATGGAGCGCGAGCCCTACAAGCACCTCATCTACGTGTACATGTCTAGGCCCACGGGCCAGTGGTGTTGGCTCACCACGCTGGACAGAACGGACGAGTGGCAGGAGGCGACGACCTTCGACCGCGGTCGCAACCATGAGGTCAAAGTCCTGGCTTGCCCAAAGAAATTCCTGCGACCGGCAACGCAACTCACCAACCTGATCTTCCCTCAGAGCTTCTTGGACCTCGTCGATGGAGACACCGGATTCCTGTGCGGAGGAGGAGGCGAAACTGAGAGACGAGATACGTACGCTCCGCGCGCTTGTCCGCTCCCTGGAGTCGGAGATAGCCCGCTTGCGGGAAAGACTTGTCAACACATGGGGTGATGCATGACGGTGCCCTGTTCATATTTGCAATCACTGGTTTTTTGTTTGTTTTTCAATACGCCCCGGGGGGCGCAAGGCAGCACATGGGGTGATGCATGACCGTAAAAGTTCCCGACACCTATGAGTTCGATTCGCTGAAGGACACGGTGACCAGACTCCAGCGTGACCTGGAGCATCTGCACAAAGTGCTGACCAAGTTATTGGAGGAAATGAAATGTCAGGACCGCTGATCATCCTCACTGGAATCATCTACGCCTACGTTTCCGGCGAGCAGTGGGGGCGTGGAAACTTGCCAATGGCATGGACCTACTTCGGCTACGCGCTGGCAAACATCGGACTGTGGATGGCTGTGAAATGAACGAGCAACTCCCCGACGTTCCACCATGCGTGGGCTGCGATCTGGAGGCAGGGTTGCACCTGTTAGCATCAACCGACGTTGTCGATCACTTTTGGGCAAAAAGTGAGACACAAAGAACACGGAAGATCAACGGCGGCCACCGGAGGACTCAACCATGACACATGACATAGCAGGGCCGTCCGTTGCATCGCTTGGTTCTCGCGGCGCTGTCATCGTTCCGGGTCAAATCCTTCCGGGCAACTTCGCGGGGATCAAATGGAACCAATGCTGCCGTCAGCACAGGGACGCACTAAACAAGGCTGGAATAGCATGGGAGGCGGACATAGCGCCAGAGCCGGACTCGCTTGGCGGCAAACGCGATGGAGCGTTGACGGCTGAGGAGCGCGAGGCGATTGGCTACGCTGCGGCAATTGTGCGGCTTTCGGGGAAAAAGGCAGACCGGATTCGGTCGGACGTTATGGCGGCACTGCTCGCCAGATTTGAGTGAGAACGCCAAGGATCAGCGGGGGCTGCTGGAGCGGACGAAGTGACACTCCCTGACGTTCCGCCATGGTTTAGCGACGAATCGGACGGCGAATACTCGGAGGACCCGGAACATGGATACCCCTACTGACATCGTCGCACGTTTGGATGCGTGGACGAGAAGCATCGAAGACGAACTGCCGGAGCCCGAGCCTGCGGTGGCGTTGATGAAGGACGCTGCGGCAGATGTGGAGGCGATGCGGCTGGAGATCCGACGCCTTCGCAAGCTCATAGACGACTACGTGTACATCGCCAAGGCGAGCAGCGACGAAATCTACAACCTCCGCCACGGGATGCCGGTGACGGTCCCCGATGAACAGTGACATCCCATACTTGCGATGCTGGGTTCGCCGGGCGTTCATCTCCGAACGCACCGGTGTGGAGGAAGGCTACGCCTTTGCCATCCAATCCACACCCGGCCGCTGCCTGGGCTTCCATGTGATGCTGAAGAGCGGCGCGCACTATCGCAACGTGCCGATCCATGCGATCTGCCTAGAGCCGGAAGCGCCGGAGATTGCGCTGGGCGATTGCCAGTTGTGGGATTGCTTCTCCTTCACGCCCATGGTCCATGTCTTTCGCTACCTCCAGGAGCATGAGGCGATCTGCTACTTGCGATCCGCGCCGCGCAACGGTGTGTACCTGTTCACCGTGGACTGGCTGCCGGACTCTCCAGCCCACCCCGGCTGGACCCAGCGGCCCGAGCAGAACAAGTGCGCCCATGTCCTGGCCTTGGAGGACGGGAACCTGTGCGCCCTGCCGACCAACCGGGTGGCGTGGCGGGACGCCTACTTCATCGGCTCAAACCCCGACCCGCGGGGCCAGGGCTACCGGGTGCAGGAGGAGGTCTGGCAGGCAGAGGATTCCTCCTGGGATGTGTCAAATGACTCCAGGCTTTTTTACAGCCCCGTGGACGGCCGTTCAGGTGCCGGGACGGGTGGGGATAGCCCGCGGTGACGGCTGGCCTGTAAACGCACGCCAGGGGCCTCAGATGGACACTAGTTCAGTGTGCGGGGAATCTGGCCTTTCTTACTTGCCGCGTCATCCCTGGTCGCCTGGGCCGACGAGAGGCCCGTCCTGTGGAATGCCCCGCCGGAACTGCCGGCCACCCTCCGAGACATCATTTCCCGACTGCCGCGGGACTCCGATGCCCGAGACGACTGCCCCATCACCTGGGGGCATGAGGGATCGCACTTCCTGGCCCGCGGCAGGCCCGGCTACCACGGCATCTACATGCTCGGCGGGCGGATGGAATACATCCCCACTCCACCCATTCTCACAGAACAGGTCTTCCGGCGCATACCGATCAACAAGCGCGGGAAAATCTATGAGACATATCGCACGCAAGGTGCAGACCCGTACTGGCAAGCGCAGCCACTGATGCTCTGCGATGAGTGGGTCGCCTACCTCCGCGGATCGCAGATCAGAAAAGAACTTGGTTGGGATCGGAGGCGGGAGACGAACGTGTACTGCGCCACCATGGCCGACTACTCACAAGTTTTGTGCGACATGGCAAAGCAAGTGCCCAACTACGATTCCTCGGTACTTGTCGGCTTCTGCCGAGGAATTGCAAACGACTGCCGCGCCACCATCCCCGAGTGGGATCGGTTGACATCGGCGCGCTTTGACTGACGCTGGACAAACGTCCACGTATTCTGTTACACTGATCGCATCTACCGGGGGACAACGGTAGGTGAGTTGTGATTGCAGAACTGCTAAAGACTTGCAGTAAGTGCAAGAAGACGCTGTCTGTGTCGATGTTCTATCGGAGCAAGGGCAAGCTGCACGGTTGGTGCAAGCCGTGCGCTCGGCCTTACAACCGGCTGAAGTTCCGTTGCAGCAAGTACAAGCTCACGCTGGAAGAGGTGCTGTTCCACTTGCAGAAGGACAAGTGCTATCTCTGCCCACGGCCACTGAATCGGAGCAGCGAGAAACAGTTTGACCACGCGCCTTCGACCGGAAAGTTCAGAGACATCCTGTGTGTCACATGCAACAACCGCATGGGCGGCATCGATGACAAAGAATGGTTGGCCAGGGCCATCGCATACCGTGACTTTCACGCGGAGCAGCATGCGTGCCTCTGACCAAGAAAGACAAGCTCACGCTCCAGGAGTTCGCAGCCCAGTTTCGATCTTGCTCGGTGTGTTGGTGGCCTGAGTCAGATATGAGAAGGCGTATGGAGATACATCATCTGGTGCAGGGTGCCGGCCGTGTGCATGACAGGCGTTGCCTGTTGACCCTCTGTTCCAACTGTCACACCGTCCACCATTCAGGCAGCAAGGTGACCAACCTTCCCGACATCACCAAGGGCGTGTTGCTGGGCTGCAAGCAGGAGTCAGATCCAGAGAACTACGACCCCTCTTACCTTGCCTCTTTGAAGAGGAAGAAACACCTGGGCTACGAACCGGAGTCGCTTCCCGCTGAGTACGCTGCGCAACGGGAACGCAATGTAAAAGGATGGATGTACCGCACTCCCTGACCTGTACCGTCATCCGCGTCACGCGGCCGGACACCCTGATGATTCGCACACACGTACCACAGTTGCAGGCGTCGGTGACGATGTACATCGCCCTGGTCGGAGTGAAGTGCGATGAAAGCGCCAAGCAGCACATCATTGACTGGATCGAAATACACGCCGACTTCGGCCGGCTGCGTCTCCTCTGCTACGACTGGTACAGGGATGCGTACGGGCGAGTTCTGGCCGACCTCGCAGACCCGCAGACGGGCGACTGCCTGACCGCTTACCTGTTGCAGCAGGGCGCGGCAGACGCCTACGACAACCATTTGATCGACACCCTCAGAGAAATGATGAACGCGGAGGAGCCCGATGAAATCTGGTGACGCCGTGAAGACCAGCAACTACACCATCGAATTCTGGTGGGAGTCTGGTGGCGCTGGTTTTGATCTCCGCCAGTACGGCAAGGTCGGAACGTGGATTAGTCAGAACGGCCGCGTCCTAGACAAGAAAACAGCCACCGAGGTGGTGAAGCTGGTGCGGGAGCAGTTCCCGGAACTGACCGACATAACGGCAAAGCACGTTCAACTCCGGTGGGCGAAGGTATGAACAGCCGTGCCAAGGGCGCCAGAGGAGAAAGGGAAGCCGCCCAGGCGTGGGTGGAATCCATGGCCGCCGCAGGCATCTCAGTCACAGCCCGCAGAGGCCAGCAATTCTCGGGCGGCACAGAATCCCCAGATGTCGTCACCTCCCTCC